GGCCCACATATAATTCTTTCCTGCACCATAATTCATTGGGTATTAGTTAACTATTTACAAGATTATCTTTATGAGGACGATAATTATGACCAAAATCAAAATTAATGAATTTCACGTTCCTTTTATCAAAGAACTGGTATTTGTGGGCCTAATTACTATAGTTTCTATGATTTCTATACGATTTTTTATAGAAAAACATAAATTTACCCCCCAAGAAACATCCTCATATACATCTGATACATCACATAGTCTGGTAAAGTAAGGGGTTTTTAAGCTTAAATTCAACTAAGATTACTTAAAATCGCCATATTTTAACTTATTGTAATTGCCGGTGGTGAAAATCGTCTAAAATATTAGTTTAAGGGGGAAAAATCGGCCTTCCCACAATCATATCTACCCTTTGGCTTATTAGTTACTATTGACTTTACTATGGTTGTATGGTATAGTAGTAGAAAGTGTTATTTTTAGGCTGAAAAATGAATATTTTGTATGTATAAAACCATTCAATTAACTGACCAAGAACTAGAGCTTTTACACAAGGTTTTAGGATGGTATTTAACAGAAAAAAGATTAAAAAATGACCCAAAATACAATTCTGGTTCTTTGATAATAACCCAAACAAATGGATCATTAACCCATAATGATACAAATCAGATAATATTCTGTGGGAAATGAACCATAAATCAAACTCAAATCAAAAATAAATAGAATCCACTGAGTTATGGTGGTCCAATAGTAAGAATGTCTTGTTCTTTGTATCTCAAATGCTATAATAACTCTATGGGGAAAACCGGCCAATGTGTTATTGGAATAGTCTTATTAATTATTGTTTCTTTTTAGTTCTAATAAGGAGTTGATATGGTAACGTCTGATAATTTTGGTAATCAGGTTTTTGATTTTGTTTATAAGCAATATGGTAAACAAATGGTTGAAAATATAAAATTAGACCGTAATAAAAACACAGTTAATAAATTAATAGAGTCTTCATCTAGAAAAAATGATACAATAGAACACACTGGGAACAAGATTATAGCTATGTTAAGGCTAAATCCATGAGAAATAAAAAAGCACAAATGCTTGCACATGAATTTTATTTACAAGTATATTCTTATATTGAAATGGAATATAAGCCCAAGTATACTAAGCTTCTAACAGATTCAGATATATCAGAAAAATTAGTAGATTTAATAACTAATTATTTTCGGGCAAATAATACTGTCCCGTTTACTGCTGGGCAAATTGTTGATCTGTTACAAAGCAAATATGGTAAAAAATAAACAATATGTCTATTATAAGAGTAATTAAGCCTTTAAAATTTAACTCCGTACTTATACAGACACAATCTAGGGAAACTTTGTGTAAAATCTTTATAAGATTTCAAGAACATTATGAAGGTCTAAAATTTAGGGGGAAAATCTTTACATTAGGACAACTTAGACATTGGTACAGTGTAAAATATGGGGCAAACACATATTATAGAGATTGGTCTGGTTTTAATTTCCCAAGCTATGTACTGAATCCATTTAAAAATGGCCTATTTGATCCATTAACAGAGGAAGAAGTGGCATTATTGGAGCTGTTTAGGTACAGGGACGATAATTTCTATATAATAGGAGCAAATAATGATAATGTTACAAAACATGAATTAACACATGCTTTATACTGGTATAATACTAAATATAAACAAGACGTAGATAGTTTATGTAAAAAATATAGTGTACAACTTAGTAAAATTAGTAGATATCTTCTTAACAGAGGTTATCATAAAGATGTAATAAATGATGAATTACAAGCTTATATTACAGATAATGGTGATGAATTCATATCTACCAATTTATCAATAGATATTGTAAATAAATTCAAAAGAATTCAAAGGAAATACTGGTATGTTACTAAAACAAGCCGAAAAATTGACAAATAATAGTACTGTATACGATATTCTGCATAGAGAGTATACGATTATAGGTTATAAGTGTTTTTTTGATGACGGCAAATTGAGTGAAGTTAATTTTCGTCTACAAAATCATAATATATCAACTATAGATGTTAGTCATAAGTATTTATATACTGATTTAAATGATTTATCTGATGCTGAACTTGAATTCTATAGATTTATTAAAAATCATAAGTTATCTCTACCAATAGAAATTATGCCACATGATCAATTAAATTCAATATTAGATTGTTTTTTATATGGCTTTAATAAAGGATACGAAATAGGTCACAGAAAGTTATAATTTATATGGATAATGATAATTTTAAGAAACAATCAATCACTATTACTGTTGGAAGTATTTTAGCATCCTGTCTACATGGTATTATAGGATATATAGCCGTTTATTTTTTTCAACCATTATGGGATAAGCTGGTTTCTTACTGGAATAAAAAATGAAAAATAATCTTTTTATTGACAGAGAGTGGGAAACTAAATGTATAGATAGAATATGTAAAGAAATTCGTAATAATAGTCTTATTAACTTAGCTAGTAAAACAGCAGTATTACAATTAAGTTATGAATATTCTGGACTTATGGCTCAATTAATGGCCCATAAACTATCTGATAAGGATGAGCCTCTAGATATAGAGCCGGTAAATATTCCATACAAAGATGAGTTCGAGGCTTTTATTCATCCAAATCAATTAGATCTATACTACTCATTAATTGTTGTAGATAGTGGATGTCTTAGTGGAAATAATTTTAGAAAAATAGAGGAAAAGCTTTTAGATTATGGTTTTCCAAGATCACAATTATATTTTACATGCGTAGCCTGTGATCTTAATAGTATTTTTCGTCCAGATTTTTGTCCAATATATTTTAATGGAGATGAACAGATGGTTCATTTCTGGTGGGAAACAAAAACAGATAAATTCAGGAGAGAACAATGAGTTCAGTGAAATTGGTAAGTGTTACTCCAGATGCAGAAAAATTGATGGCTTATTGTGCTAGGGTTTCAAATCCTAGTAATCAAGACAGTGATAACTATGCTAAACTATTGAAATATTGTATAGATCATCAGCACTGGTCTATATTTGAAATGGCTAGTATGAGTCTTGAGATAAATACAACCAGAGGTATAGCTGCACAAATTTTACGTCATAGGTCTTTCAATTTTCAAGAGTTTTCACAAAGATATGCGGATACCACATTGTTATCAGAAGAAATTCCAGTATTTGAATTACGTCGCCAAGATACTAAGAATAGACAAAATAGTATAGATGATATAACCGACGAAACAAGAGTTAAATGGAATACTAAAATCCGTGAACATTTTGCTAAAAGCAAGGCTCTTTATGATGGTATGATAGCTGATGGAATAGCCAAAGAATGTGCTAGATTTATATTGCCATTAGCCACTCCAACAAAACTTTATATGAATGGCACAATCAGATCGTGGATACATTATATTAATCTAAGGTCTGCTCATGGAACTCAAAAAGAACATATGATTATTGCTAATGAAGCTAAAGAAATTTTTAAAACTCAATTTCCCATTATATCGGAGGCTTTGTCATGGTAGAGAAAGAGTTCACTGTAACTGGACAACTTAAAGAAACTTCTGGAGAAGATAAACAGATACTAATTTTACATCATTCTTTTTTTGCTTCGTCCAAAGAACAGGCTATTAAAAATTTTCATGATTATTTTGAGCCAAAACTAAAAGTTGTCAAGATTTTTTCTGTAGTAGACGATAAAGGAATTTTAGTATAATGGATACCAAATTAGACTTTACTCTAAAAGTAGTAAAAGAATTACTACATCACAAGTTTTCCGTTAAGCTATTAAATGTGGACAACATTGATGGTTATGGAGGATGGTTTGGCACTGATGAGGGTGAGGAAGAATTTGTAGTTGCCATGAAACATCATATGGGTTTTGAGATATTTATTCATGAATACTGTCATTTCTTACAGTGGAAATATGATCGTAAATTATGGGATAAGAGTACCTTAACTTATGATATCCTATTTAATTGGGTGGAAGATAAAAGTTTGGACATTACTGATGAAGCTTTAAACACTAGCCTTCATGATATATTGGAGATCGAGCATGATTGTGAAAAAAGAGTTCTAAAATTAGTAGCAAATAATCCTATAGAAAATTTTGATACTGACAAATATATCCGGGCAGTTAATGCTTATTTGTGGAGTTATCATTTAAATAGAGAACTAAGAAAAAGACCAAAAAATCCAATATATTCTCCAAGAGTCCTAGAAAATATGCCAAATATCTTTCATAAAGATTTAAATTATTACTTAGATAAGAATAATCTAACACAATCTATGAAACAAACACTGTTGGCTGAATACTAAAAATGCTCAAGTTGGTATTGACAAACTGACGATAAAGGATATAATCCGTTCACAGGAGCATTTTATGAATAGGTTCGGTCTTTGCTGTATTTCTCTTAAACTCAAAGAGCAGGGTTTTGGTCATCAAACCATGACTTTCAAAAGATTTAATTCTTTGCCTAGAGAAGAAGCATTGGAAATTCTTGGATCAAGAATTCAAAATAATCTAATGGTTACAGATAAAACCATACAGTTTTGTGCGGAAAATAATTATGTTTATCGTGTTAGTAGTGATATTTTCCCTTTAATTACTTATGACGCAGCAAATGTTAATCTAGAAGATTTACCTAACTACGACTCTATTCAAGATGAGTTTGATAATATTGCACAGAGTATTTCCTCTACTAATGTTCGTGTTTCTGCTCATCCTAGTGAATTTAACAGTTTGTCAAGCCTCAACGGAAAAGTTGTTGAGAAAACAATCACAGAACTCAACTTCTACAGCAGTTTCTTTGACAGAATTGGACTTCCGGCTGATACTAGATCACCTATGAATCTTCATGTACATAACAATAATGGTACAAGAGAAGAAATTTCTCATAGATTTTATGCAAACTTTAAAAAACTAGATGAAAATTGTCAAGCTAGACTAACCATTGAAAATGACGATAAACTAAACTGCTGGAGTGTTAAAGAATTAGTGGATATTTTTCATCCAATAACTCGTATTCCAATCTGTTTTGATTACTTGCATCATAAGTGTCATCCTAATAATCTCACAGAACGTGAAGCGATTAATATGTGTTATGATACTTGGCAAACCAGATGCCTATTTCATTATAGTGAAAGTAGGGTAGGTAATAATCCTCGCGCTCATGCTGACTATCCTCAAAATACTTTTGATAATTATGGTTTAGAATTTGATGTGGACATGGAATTAAAAGCTAAGGATTTAGCAATTGCAGAATATAATGAACTTTTAACCTCACTTTCTTAATAAGGATATAATTATGCCCCAAGTTGGAACGATTGTTATTAGCGACAGTGTAAATACCCAAGCTATGATTAACTTGATCAAAACAGACCCTAAGCTTACTATAGGTAAGGAGCAGGTTACAGAAAATGGTATTAGATACGTCCCAATAGAAAAGAATTAATATGAGTGGATGGCTTATTATTTTTACTGGTTTCGTATATGCTTATGTGGCAGTAGAACAAGGGTACAGAGGCAATATTGGTATGTTAATAGCATACTCTGGATATGCTTTTGCTAATATAGGACTATATTTACTAGCATCGAAATAATTTATGAAAGAACCTAAAAAAATAAAATTAACAGATTCGCCAATATGCAAAAGTGTGAACTTAATTCCACTACCATCAGTGGATTCTATATATCCAGAAACAATGAGCGACGATGTTAATACTTTGCAGGAAATTAATAAGATAATTTCTAATAAA